ACGGCTTTAATTCGTTTTCCTTGAGGAGTGTAATCATGCCTATCGCAAAATCGCAAATGGGTGAGACTGTTCAGGCTGGCGTGGGCGCACTCACGACTAGCGATGGTCGCGTAAAACTAGGTGGTGTGTTTAAGGTCGAGTGTTTCGGCCCTGACGGTCAGAAGAAGTGGGAAGACAACTTCCACAACCTCGTCGTCAACGAAGGTCTGCAAGACCTAAACACCAAGTACTTTAAAGCATCGGGCTATACCGCCGCTTGGTATCTGGGCCTAGTGCTTGGCCCCGGCTCGGGCACGGTGTTCGATCCTACAGATACCCTAGCGTCGCACGTTGGCTGGACTGAGGACACTAACTATTCTGGTAGCCGTAAGTCTGTGACGTTTGGTACAGCTACGTTGGCTGACCCGTCTGTAATCGACAACTCAGCAAGCCCTGCGGTGTTTAACATCAACAACACGACAACGGTTGCTGGCGCGTTCTTAGCGTCGGTAGCGTCGGGCACTTCGGGCATTCTGTTCTCGGAAGGCGACTTCACAGGCGGCGACAAACTTGTGGCAAGTGGTGACACGCTGAACGTCACTTACACCTTCTCGGCTGATGCTGTTTAATTAAGGAGTAACTATGGCTACCATGTTTAAAAAGGGCGACACTGTTAAGTTGATTGCGGTAGTGCCGCAAGGCCCGGTTGAGGCTTTACGTATGGATGAGGACGGCAATTTTTCGTACCTTATTTCATGGACTGATACTAATGGCGCGGCGCATTCTCGTTGGTTTGATGAGGCAGAACTAACTGCCGCGTAAAAGGTAAAGGCGCATGTTTGGGTTTTCGGCTCTTTCAGAAGCGCCTTTTTCCGCGTTACCTGTAACCGGCGGGCAAGTATTATTTGTTACTGTAAGTGAAGCAGTAAACTGTTCTTCGGTAGAAAGCGGTGTTGTTACGTTTGTAGCCGCAAGAGCAGAAGCACTTAATGTAAGCGAAGTATTCGCGGCGCAAGTAGTATTTGATGGGCAGATTGATGAAGATGCGCAGTTTGACGCTGTTGTATCCGGAGCGCAAACCGCTGTTGGAGTAGTAGCTGAAACAGTTAATTTATTAGACGCAGTTAACGACGAGCGGTTTGTATTTGCGGATAGTGCTGAGTCTATAAACGTAAGTGTGGCGCTTTCAGCACAAGTAGTGTTTGATGGGCAGATTGATGAGGACGCACAGTTTGACGCGGTCGTATCAGGGCTACAGACAGCGGACGCGGCGGTAGATGAGCAAATAGATTTTAATGCTACGTTTGCGGCGCAAGCTAATTTTGTTAGTGCATTAGCAGAGTCTGCGTCGTTTAGTGCAATAGTATCTGGTGCTCAAACTGCTAACGGGTTAATCACTGAAGAAGGGCATGTCAGTAGCGCCGTAGACGCAGATGTTTTAGGTACGGCGGCTATTGATGAGTTTATAGAAGCATACGACCTGAACATTGCTTCTGCGGTACTTATTAATGTTGTCGAAGACCGTGTTGAGATGGTTAGCACGGTTTCCGGCGTACAGGATGCGTTTGGATCCATAGCAGAAGAAGTAGACACAAGTGTAACTTTTGCGGTACAGGCTAGTTTTGTAGCAACACAGTTAGAAGAAGTAGATGCAAGCGCAAACGCTGCGGCGCGAGTAGATTTTAGTGCTGACATAGATGAAGACGTTCAGTTTGACGCAACAGTTGCTGGCCTACGGATCACCTCTGCTGCGCGTAGCGAGTCAATAAATGTAAGTAGCACCGAAGCAGTACAAGCAGACTTTGTAGCAGCGCAAGATGAAGAAGTTAACGCAAGTGCAGCGGCTTCAGCGCAAGCGGACTTTAGCGTCAATATAGATGAGGATGTTCAGTTTGATGCGGTTAACACCGCCGCAGCTATAGTTAATGCAGCCCAGAACGAAACAGCGGAATTTAGTGATACAGAAGCAGCACAGGTTGATTTTGTAAGCGCAATTGCAGAAGAAGTTAATTTAAGTGCGGCTCAAGCCGCTCAAGCTGATTTTGCGGCGGACATTGATGAAGATGTACAGGTAGATAATGTACAAGTAGCAACAGCAAACGTACTTGCTGCAATACAGGAACAAGCTAGGTTCTTTGATTCAAACTTTGCACGGTACCTGTGGGAGCTTATCAATGACGCACAGAACGCGGACTGGCAAGATATAAATAGCACTACGACTCCGGGCTGGGGGCTGATTGGTACAGAGCAGACAAACAATTGGCAAAACATAGACACCGACACATCACCGGGGTGGGGCGCTATAAATACGGATGAACCCGGCGATTGGCAAGTAATAGACACAGTTTGAGGTAAACGATGCCATTAGTACTAGCAGACCGTATAAAAGAAACGACCACTACTACGGGCACTGGCAGTGTTACGCTCCTCGGCGCCGTTATAGGATTTCAATCTTTTGCTGTTATTGGGGACGGTAACACTACGTACTACACCATTGCGGGTCAAGGCACTAATGAGTGGGAAGTCGGGGTTGGTACCTACACAGCTTCTGGCACCACGCTATCCCGTGACACTGTGCTTGCATCTAGCGCTGGTGCGCCTACTAAGACAAATTTCTCTGGCGGCACCAAAGACGTATTTGTAACTTATCCAGCAGAACGCGCAGTCTATTCTGATGGTACAAACATTGTGCCTGATACTGCTGCGGTATTACCCCCTTCTAGTGGTGGTACAGGGGCTAATACGTTAACGGCAAACAATGTAATTCTTGGTAATGGTACGTCTGCTGTTCAGTTTGTAGCGCCGGGAGCTAGTAATAATGTCTTAGTGTCGAACGGTACAACATGGGTTAGTGGTGGGGTTAGCTTACCTAATAGCGTTACTTTTAATAACGGCGGCGTTGGCGATGCTTCAGGTACGACCTATAACGGTAGTGCCGCTCGTACAATTAGCTATAACACTGTTGGGGCACCAAGCACTACTGGTGCTAATGCGTCGGGTACTTGGTCTATAAACGTAACGGGGTCTGCGGGGTCTGCTGGTACTGCTAACTTTGCCACTTCCGCAGGGTCTGCTACTACTGCGGGCTTTACAAGTGTTTTTACGACCACTAGCACAGCCGTTAGAACTCTAGGGGTGACATATACAAACACCTCTGGAAGGGTACTCGGGCTTTATGTTGCTGCTCGAAACGGTAGTGGTGTTTCCACAGGCATGACTTATTTAGTAAATGGCGTAGTTGGCAATTATGCGACCTACACCCCCGGCACCGCTAACTTCTGGAGTGGGAGTTCAATAATGGTTCCGGCAGGAGCTACGTATAGAGTTAATAACGCCACAGGTTTTTCACTCGCCGCAATAGTGTTCACGGAGGTTACGTAAATGCCTTACTACAAGAATGACGAAGACGATCTTTACTGGATTGACTCAGAAGAGTTTGAGCATGTCATTCCTGCTGGGTACGTAAAAATAACAAACGAAGAAGCGGAACCGATCTTAGAACTTCACCGAAACCCACCACCCACGGCAGAATTAGTGCGCACTGACCGTAACGCTCGTTTGGCGGCGACGGATTGGTCTCAGCTACCTGACGTACCTCAGAGCATTAAAGACCTTTGGGCACCTTACAGACAAGCTTTACGAGATGTGCCAGAGCAAGAAGGGTTTCCGTTAAACGTACAGTGGCCTGTAAGTCCGAGTCCGCTGCCGTGGGAACAACAATGATCGGTACGGTAATGGAGGTATAAATTGACCCGCTAACCCTTCTCGCTGCTGCAAACGCCGCTGTTGCGGCAGTAAAGGCTGGCTGCAAACTTTACAAAGACATCAAGGGTGCAGCGGGCGACGTAAGCGATGTATTAAAAGACCTGAAGGAGCAGTACAACAAGATAGTAGACCCGACACCACAGCAAAAAATGCAGTACAACGCAGAAGTGCAGCGGGTGCAGGAGATAGCCAAGGCCGATCCAAACGACGTATTCACAGACATCGGTAATCAGTTGGGCGCTTTAATGGATGCGTACGATGCAATCAGCAAGCTGTTCTTGAAGGAGCAGTTGGAGGCAAAGCAGGTGTACAAGGGCGAAGAGAGTATTGGCAGGCGGGCACTAAAGCGCATTCTGATTACATCAAGGCTAGATGCAATGATGGCTGAGATACGAGAGACGATGGTGTACCGCAGCCCGCCGGAGTTGGCTGGGTTGTGGGGTAAATTTGAAGAGATGTGGCAGCGGATTGTTGCCGAGCAGGAGATAGCCCACGCAGAGGAACTGAGACTAGCACAAATAGCAACATGGCGACGCAGAAAAAGAATAGCGGAAATCAGGGCAAAGGCAATGTGGGTTTCGGCAGTACTCTTCGTAATAGCATGGGCGGTGGGTCTAATGTGGCTAACGACAAGAAGCATGATTACGAGAACGTCCCTTGGTCATTGATTGTCGTGGTGCTGGCAGTTGTGCTGATGTTCTTTATCGTGATGCCGATCTTAGCGTTCATGTACTACGACATGTACTACGCAACCCAAGCGGCGGTGCATGAGGTGCGGAAGATGAAAGAACTGCGCAAAGAGATTCAGATTGAAAGGATGTACGACAGATGATCACGCTAGCACAGTTTAAGAAGTTCGCTCCCAATACTAAGTACGCGCAGCAGTGGTACGACACGCTGTTCGGCCCGCAGACTGAATTCGGCGGCAAGTCTCTGCTAGATGAATACCAGATCAATACCCCGAAGCGCGTTGCGGCGTTCTTGGCGCAGTGTGGTCATGAGTCGGGCGGCTTTGTGTTTGTCACCGAGAACCTGAACTACTCAGCCTCCGGCTTGATGCGCGTGTTCCCCAAGTACTTCCCAACGCAAGAGCTTGCCAAACAGTACGAGCGTAGCCCAAAAAAGATCGCCAGCCGGGTATACGCTAACAGGATGGGTAACGGGGATGAGGCGTCTGCCGAGGGCTTTGCCTACCGGGGAAGAGGAATTTTGCAGCTAACTGGCAAGGATAATTATTTTTGGTTCGGTGCTTCTCTTGACCTGACCCCACAACAAGCATCGGAATATCTGGAGACCTTCGAGGGTGCGGCGCAAAGTGCTTGCTGGTTCTGGGAGACGAACAAGCTGAACAAGTTTGTCGATGGTAACGACTTCAAAGGCTTAACCCGTGCGATTAACGGCGGCTATATTGGATTGGCAGATAGGGAGCATCACTATGAGATTGCGTTGGCTATGCTTGATACTGGCAGTCGTTTGGCTTAGTGGGTGTGAGCGGGTTCGATACTTTTGCCAGAACCCCGAAAACTGGGACAAACCGCGCTGCCAACGACCACAATGTGCTGTAACAGGAACCTGCCCGGATCAGTTGCTGAAACCGGAAGTAATGAGAGAGGAACCCAATGAACCCGCTAAAGCTAATAAGTCAGTTCCTTGCAATGACGCAGGAGCAGCACGATGCAGTAATTAAGTTCTGTATCGCTGTAACCTTCTGCTGCGTCGTGATAATCATGGTGGGCGTGAGCTTGTACTCGGTGGTATTCGTCGAGCAGCCGATGTCTGGGATGGCCCCAGCGGACAAGCAGTTCTTCCTGATTCTGTCAGACATGTCCAAGTACATTCTTGGCTCACTGGCTACGTTACTAGCAGTTAAAGGTAAAGACGCGCTCCAGCAGTTCGTGCCACCCGGACTATCCACCAAGGAAGAACGGGATGACAAGCCGACCCCCCCGGCACCCAAGGCACCTGCACCTACGCAAACACCTGTACGCATGGAGCCAACCATCGATCCTATTAGTTCAGCGCCGTCGGTAGTTACAGGCTATGGCGGTAAACCAGCCCCAGTACAACCACCACACCCGGAGATCAACTGATGTTTATCTATCTACGCATGGCTGTTACGGTTTTGCTAAGTGCTGTCTTGGCATTCCAGATTCACGCTGCCGAGACCAAGAAGGTCTGTAACGCCCAGAAGGACAAGAAGGGTAAAGAGGTGCAGGTCTGTAAAGAAGTCCGAGTTCACAAGAAGCTCGATAGCGCCACCAAGGTGCCACCTAAGTGACAGCGTTCTTCAACCCGTGGGTGCTGTTGACGCTTGTACTGGCGATTGCCGGTGCGGCTGGGGGCGGGTATTATAAAGGCAATTCTGCGGGTCAAGCGGAAGTGCAGCAGGCGTGGGATAAAGAGAAGGCTGAGCAGTAC